GGAATATCATATTGTTGAATTAATAGATTCACCAGTAATAAAAAAGATGAGGTATTATGACAAACATTTGCATGTACCTACAAACGCTGATTGCAAGCTCTTAGTTTTGGATCATTGCCTACAAAAGGGCGTGAGGGTTATACCTATGCCACTTGATGTGCAAAGAAACAAAATAAGTTGGATGGGCTTTCAAAATGAAACATACTATCCTGAATCCATGTTTCGATGGGTTGGTGAAACAAATCTTCCTGAACTATGGGGATTAGTATTTAAGCATTTTGAAGAAATGCAAAACTGGATGACAGATGATTTAAAAGATAAAATATATCTTACAAATAATGAATTTATTGAACGTTTCTTTAATAGATCTCAACGTTATGTTTCTTCAGATAAACATCCATTTGTTTATGGTATAGCAGCAGCTAATCCTGAAAAGATTAGTTACATCACTATACCAAAACTAGCAAGTTTTGTTTTACATCAATCAAATGTTATTGAGCATATTGATGCACTAACTTTGAAACAAGAACTTCTAGATCCTGAAATTCGCAGATCATTATGTATGATGGCTTCACCATATAAGATAGTAGAAATTGATAATTATTCTATATCTAATAGCTCTGTCGAAAAATTTGCTAATGTTCTTGCATTGGAAACTATATCAGAATCTTACTTCATAGAAATAGAAGATGATATTAAGGAATATATGCATCAAAATTCATATAGCAATGAATGGCATGGTCATGGTGGTAGTTACACAGGCACATTAGGTGCTGGCTGTATGCGTTATGATAGTTGTCAACCTTTCTTAGATATATATCAAGACTGTGAACATTGCAAAATACTTGTAATGAGAGATGAAGATGGTGGTATTGTTGCTCGTGCATTAATATGGCAAAATGTTAATGTTCATCGTAGAGTAAACACCATAAATATTATGGATCGCGTATATACATTACGTAATGCTTACGAACCATTAATGATTAAGTGGGCTAAAGATAACGGTTATTTCTATAAGAAAAACCAATCATACAGCTCTGCTGTTTTGATAAATCCCACAACAGGCAAAGAAATGCGTGGACAAATACGTATACCTATCCAATGGCCTGAAAATGGTTATGCAACATTACCATACATAGACACCTATCAACACATATATCCTGATTTAGGATTTATGAGTAACTCTGCAAGAGTAAAACCAGAATCAGGTTCAACAAGAAGATTTAACCCTAGATCCACAAGTGGATACTATAGAGAAATGAGAAACTATGCGTAAAATTAGAAGTATGTCTGAAGACACTATGATAGAAAATCTTGAAGAAACTTTACAGATACAGAGTGTATCAGGTAAAGAAGAATACATGAATACATTTATCATAGAACAGATTAAATATGATAATGAAGATGTAACTATTGTTACAGAACAGCAAGCTGGAGGTACAAACATATATGTTACCAAAGGTAAAGCTGATGTATATCCATGTGTGGTTGCACACACAGATACCGTTCATAACTTTGTTCCAGGTTATGGTGTGTGTAAACTTGGTGACAAGTTTTATGCCATGGATTCTATTAACATGCAACAAGTAGGCGTAGGTGGCGATGATAAAGTTGGCATTTGGGCAGCACTTGAATGTATTAAGAAGTTTGATAATATTAAAGCAGCATTCTTTCATTCAGAAGAAAGAGGTTGTGTCGGTTCAAAAGCTGCCACACCTGAGTTTTTTCAAAACGTTGGCTATATATTGCAAACAGATAGACGTGGTAACGATGATTTTGTTACTAACATAGGAGGTGTAAATCTTATGTCTAAGAGATTTAAGAAAGCTGTTCAACCACTACTTGATAAACATAAATTCAAGTTTCAAGAACACGGTGGACTAACAGACGTTAAAGCCCTTAAACCATTGGCTAATGTCTCAGTTACTAATATTTCTAGTGGCTATTACAAGCCACATAGCGATGGAGAATATGTAAGCATAACTGACGCTATGAATACATGTAGCTTGATGATAAGTATTATTGAAACTCTAGGTGAAAATAAATACGAACATCAATACAAAGAACCAGTATACAATTATGGATCTTATGATTTCTATACTGGAAAAACAAAAAATCAACACACGCTTTTTCCAAGAAGTTCCAAAGATACCATCGAAGACTCTGGAACAACAAACAGCGGATTAAAAAACTTCGATGAATATATTGATGAATTAGATGATCATTTCGATAGAATTGATTGGCATACAAATCTATTTAAAGATAAATGGGGTTATCTGTATCCTATTTATTCAGACACATTTCCAAATGATATTGTAGCTGTATACAATCCTGAGACTGATTCAATTGATAAAATAGAAGATGTGATGGATGATTATTATTTAACAAAAGATGAACCTTATTGGTCACCTCTTGCCAAAAATTTATTATCTTCACCACCTTTTTAAAACTATGTGATGCACGATGAATTGATGATGTATGATTTAGAATCTACCCTTTTAGGTAAACTATTATTACATCCAGAACTTTATTACGACAACGCTGAAAATCTTGAAGTAAACTTATTTTCAAATCTGTTTCATAAAAGCATATTTGAAAAGTTTTTGGTTATGCAATCAGAGCAAAAAGTTATAGACCTTGTGTCTATGGCTAATGCTCTTGGTTGTGATCACGAACAAAAAGTAAGACTTTCTGCAATATTTTCAAAAAACACAGATTTTTATAGTGTAAAATCTTGCGTTGAACAACTACAACAATTCTATAAAAGAAAGCATTTACATGCTGGTATTAACGAAGCGTTGAATATGTTTATTAATGAAGAATCAGTAGATAAAATTATTGAACACATTAATAAAGTCAACTCACAAGTCGCTAATACTACGCAAGCTGATGTAGCAAACATCAACACGCAAATTAAAGACTTTCTATTAGATGTTGAAAAAAGAATGAATACTGATGGTATAGTCGGTATTACAACAGGTTTTTCTAAACTTGATGAATTTACTGGTGGTTGGCAAGAAACAGATCTTGTAATCATTGGTGCTGCTTCATCAATGGGTAAAACAAGTTTGGCTCTTAATCTTGCATATAATGCAGTTGAGAAAGCTAATTGTCCTGCTCTTATATTTTCTTACGAAATGTCAGTCAATCAGCTACTTACAAGACTTGTTTCTCTTGAATCAGAAATACCAATACGTTGGATACAAAATGGTAGACTTGGTACTGAAGATTTGTTGCGAATACAACAAACTGCTAGTAGTATCAAAGAGAAATCCATTTACATTGATGAATGCAAACGCACATCTTTGAATTATTTATTATCTAAAACTAGACAATATGTACATAGCTGCAGTGTTAAGCTTGTGTTTGTTGACTACCTACAACTTGTCACGGCAAGTTCAGGAGCCAAAGGAACACGAGAACAAGAAGTCTCGAAAGTGGCTAGGTCGCTCAAAAACCTAGCTAAAGAACTCAACATCACTATAGTTGCATTATCACAACTTAATCGTGGGGTTGGATTTAGAGCAGAAAGCAAACCAACACTATCAGACCTTAGAGAATCAGGCGAGATAGAACAAGCTGCAGATGTCGTAGCCTTGATATATAGACCAGAATACTATGGTATAAATCAAGATGAAAAAGGCGAATCAACTGCAGGTAAAGCTCAGATTATATTTGCGAAAGGTCGTAACATTGGTGTGGGTACAGTTACACTAAATTTTATTAGTGAATTGACTAAATTTAAAGAAAATTCTTTAGATTTTTAGCAATAAATTCCTTATATTTATAGATGTCTAACCACACTAAACTAAGAAGAATTATAGCTGAAATCGCACATGACTTGGGTATTGATAAAAAGCTTGTAAGGCGTATTATCATTTCTACTTTTAGAGAAATTGGTTTTGCAATTGTCTTAAGAGGTAGGCCTGTTATGTTCAGAAAGTTCTTAAAAATTGTATTTGCAATACGTGCTGGCAAAAAAGCACACGAAATGTTTAGTAAATATGAAACACGAAAGAAATGACTAAATTAAAAACAGTTAACATCAAGGGTAAAGAATACGTTGAAGTTAACGAAAGACTAAAACACTTTAGAGAAAACTACAAAGGATGGTCTCTTACATCAGATATTGTAGAACTGACTGATGATCGCTGTGTTGTCAAAGCTACAATCTTTGATGACATAGAAAACATACGCGCCACAGGGCATGCGTATGAAAAAGAAGGTTCTTCCTTCATTAACAAAACAAGTTTTGTAGAAAACTGTGAAACATCTGCTTGGGGACGTGCTCTTGGTAATCTTGGTATTGGTTTAGATACATCAGTTGCTTCTTATGAAGAAGTAGCTAATGCTGTCAAACAACAATCCACACCAAAAGCTAAACCAAAGCTTGATGAAGATAAATTTAACAATATGCTAAAAGCTATTGAAGCTGGTAAAGGCGACGCAGTTAAGGCTAAAATGTCTAACTACGAAATAGAAGATTATCAAATGAACGTATTAAAAGAAAAATTAAATGGTTAATGTAGTTCCTTTTGACTTGGCTAGCTGCCAGGTTAAACCTACCAAAGTGGTAGAAAACAAAAAGTATTTCAATGAAGGTGCACACAGATGTCAAGTACTATCTGTATCTAATTCATCACAACGTGATGGTTACAGAGGTGCACCTTATATTGAGTTTGATGTAGTAAATGAATCAGGTGAATACGGCAGAGCTAAGTTCTGGGCCGTGAGAGAGTCTGATGCGCCTAAATCAGCTGAATGGAAAAAGAATACATTACACGAGTTTTTAACAAACTGTGGTGTAAAAGATTTTTCTAATGATATTGAGTCTATCAAAAAAGCAGTTGGTGCTTGGGTGAATATATGCTTTACATTTGAAGAGTATATGACAATGAAAGATAACGAGCCAGTAAAGCGAAAAGCAATCAGGTATCGTTGGTCTAGTGCTGATGGTAAGAAAATCAAGTATGACGCAAAATACAATAAACCTATTTCTCCAAAAGAAGAACAAGAGTTTGTTGATGCTAACTCATTAAGTGGTGGATCTGTAGTATTTCAGAGTCACGATGACGATGAATTGCCATTCTAAATAATTTTGTAGTTTTGTAGTCAAACTATAAAACTATGATATTCATAGCAGGAAATGTACCTTCAAGTAAGAATTCTAAACGTTGGACTGGTAAAATGCTTATCAATTCAAAGACTGTTATGAAATATATCAAAGATACTGATAAGCAGTATAATAGATTTAGATCGGATTTTCAGGAGATGGTAAGAGGAATGAACTTTCCTATTATCGTTTCCTTTAAATTCGTAAGAGGCACAAGACATCGTTTTGACTATATAAATCCTGCACAAACTGTACAAGATTTAATGGTTAAAAATGATTGGATTGAAGATGATAATATGGAATTTATAATACCACATTTTGAACCTTATGAATACGACAAAGAGAACCCTGGCGTTGAAATTAGAGTCTATGAAAGAACTGATAGAGTTTAGAAAACTCTTTACAACTGCTTTTAATATCAATGATGATGATTTTACATCAGAATTGAGATCAAGAGAAATGGTTGATGCAAGAATGATTTATTCCGCTATAGCTTATAGATATGGTGGTTATAGTAAAACAGATATTGGTAAATCTGTCAACAGAATACACGCTACAATTATTAATCTACTTAATAATTATGAAAACATTAGCGAGTATGATGAAAATTTTAAAGAAGATTACAAGAAAGGACTTTCTATTTTTAAGTCTCTTGAAAAAAATAAAGGTAAAAAATCAAGTATAGTTGACATACTGCTTGAAACAAATAGTAT